ACGCTATGGAGAAGGGCGAAATACCAGAAGGTCTAAGAGAACATATCAACGACAAGAAAGATGATAAAGACGAAAAGAAAGATGAGGCGAAAGACATGGCTGACAAAGATGAAGAAGAAAAGATGTACGGCGCTGACCACAAAGGAATGCACGGCGAAATGGCTAAGGGTGAAGGTTACTCTGATGTTATTTCTAGTGAATACTTGAACTGGATGGAGAACACCTTGAAATCACAAGGTGTTGACATTGGTGGCGCTCGTGCTCACTTTGACGGAATCTCAAAAGCAAACTTGGGTAGCACACCTGAACAAATTGGTGATGGTGCAGACTACTTCGCTGGACAAGTAAAAGGTAGAGCACAAGAAGGTGGCTCACCTTCTACTAACGCAATCGGTAAAATTAACTCCGGCGGCGGCGGCAAAGTAGAGAAAGGCTACTTACACCCAAGTTCAGTAAGCGCTTCTGATGTAGAAGCAGCATACGAAGTTTACAAAGCAGCGGCTCTTGAAGAACAATTCAAGCACAACCTAAGCGGCGTATTTGCTGACAGACTAAACAAAGAACTTACCGCAGAAGCAAACGCTAGAGAAGCGGCTTCCTTTGATGCAAGAACACCTCTTGCTAACATTGAGAAGGCTCTGTCTGACCTAAGTTCAAGAATTGATAACATTTCAAGCGCTGCTCCTGAAACAACAATTAGAAAGAGCAACGATATGTCCAATGTAGAAATCCCATCTACTGAGGCACTTGGAAGCATGAGTTGGGATGAAGTTCACCAACTCGCAGGGAGTGTATTTAACAACTAAGGAGGAATATGAATGGCAAGAAATTATATGAGAACAGTAAATGATATGGAGCGCTACTACTACGGTGCTGGACAAAGTATGGGATATTCCTACACTGGTTCAGAACTTTTGAAAGCAGATGCTCCTCTATTGAGCACAACAGCAGGAACATACCAAGCAATATACGGTAGAAAAGTATGGAGCCAGTTGAACCAAGAGTTCAACGCTTTCTCTATCCTACCTAAGAAACCTTGGGACCGAAGCGGTTGGAGAGTAGTTACTGCAAAGCCTAACGCTGGAACAATCCACGGTGGAATTGCAGAAAACGGTACACTACCTGACACAGTAAAACCAACTTTTCAAAATGTTGCAGCAAAGCCAAAAACCATTGCACATTCTTTTGACATGTCAGAAGTAGCAATCTTCCTAAACGACAAGGATGACGGACTTGGCGACATTCGCTCAGTATTGAAAGAAGAAATGGGTAAGCACCACGCAGAGATGATTAACAAAATGCTACTAACTGATGTTGACACACCAGCAGGTAACAATATTGAATCACTTGACAGAATCACCGCTGCTCATAGTGGTGACGCTACTACAACAACAGGTATGAATGGTTCACACGACAACCTAAGCGCTGACTCTGACCTAGATATTTACAGCATTGATAGAAGTGCAAACTCTTGGTCAAATGCAGAATGTAGCAACAATGTTTCCTCAAACACATCAACTAACAGAACACTAAGTCTTGACCACTTTGATGAATTGTTTAGAAGACTATGGGAGAGAGGTGGCAATCCAAAGGTTATGCTAACTGGATATGACACTGTTATGAGACTTCAACAACTATTACAAAGCCAACAAAGGTTCATGGAAGAGAAGCGTGTAGTCCCAACTTACAACGGTGTCAAAGGTATTCCGGGTATGGAAGCAGGGTTTATCGTAGCAACTTACAACGGTGTCCCAATTATCCCAACAAAGGATATGGATGACGACGGCGGAATCAGCAAGGTTTACATGCTAGACACTGACTACATTTACTACAGCACTGCTAAACCTACACAATACTTTGAATCTGGTATAGAGACTGGAGACCCATTCGCCATTAACAGACTAGGACAGGAAGGTCTTTACCGAACCATGGGTGAAGTATGGACAACTTTCTTTGGAGGTATGGGTTCAATCCGAGACCTACAATGAGGATTAATGGAGAAAAAATAAGGAGATGATTAAATATGGCAGTAACATTTAGTAGAACAACTGGAAGCGGCGGCGTAATGGCCGTAGATTTTGAAATAGACCTTTATGCAGGTGCATTGGTTGATGGAACAAACTGGTTAAAAGGTGCAGCAAACGGCACTTACCCCGGTTCCCTTGATGGTTTTCAAGCCACCAACAACGATGCAAGCAACACAGCAGGTCGAGGACTTAAACTTGTTATGGGAGTCTTTACTCTTGTGCAAAACGGAAATGTCTTCACTGTTGGAGGAGATGCAGACACTATTCATGGAATGGTAGTAGGAGGCTCTGGAGTAGCAGGTAAATCTCTTACTTGCACTACAGATTTCAGTGGCACTGGAAGCGCAACTGCGACCATGCTTGCAGAAGGAACTCTTGATAACCGAACATTGTTTATGGCAATAGTATCTTGAGGTGAATAACCTTGCCTAAGATAACCTTTCATGGTCCATCTTGGTATGCTAGGCTCAAAGACGGCTCTGAGATTTACCGAGGAGACACTAGAGAAGTAAGCCAAGAATGGGTCAATAAATATAGAGCACATTTGACAAAAAACAAATCTATCAGTGTAGTTGGCGATGAGGGCATCACAGTAGATGCAGGAAACGACGGACTACCCGATGAAGGTTGGACTAAGAAGGATATTACAGGTTGGCTAAAAGAGAAAGGAGTATCTATCACAGGGTATGCTACTAAAGCAAAACTCTTGGATAAGGTAAAGACCACCCTCAATCCACCGGCACCAAAGCCAGTGGTTGAGGAGGTCGCTCCTGAACCTGTAGCAACAGAAAAGTCTAAAGGCAAACCCACTATCGTAAAAACAGAAGGAGATGAATAATTATGGCAATGACAATTACAACTGACACAAGAACTACAGTTCTAGGAAACCTATTATTGGTGACTGGAACTTTTCAAGATGACGGCACGAGAGGCGGAACACTTAGTTTGGATAGTCACTTTCAGAAGATAATATGGTGTGACGCTACTGGATTAGGTGATACCACATCGACTGCTAGTACAGTAACTAATGACAAAACAATAGGTATTAGTTGTGCAGCAGGCAATATAGGTGGAACTTGGGTAGCACTCGGTATCAGAGGATAAGGTCGGTGTTCTTTTGGGCAGCGCTAGTTTAGCGAATTTGAAGTCAAAGGTGGTAGGACCACTACCACCGGGAGACTTTTCAAGTGCCTCTGCAATACAGACTTTGTTGGATGCAGGCTTTGACGCAGTAACTGATGCAGATACGGCTGATACAATAGTCGGCTTAGAGATGTTGAATGTTCTAGGCAACGCTTACCTAGTGATTATCTACAAGGCTTGAGGCTGGTCAGATGAAATCTGTAGGCAATCTTGGCCTAGAAGATATCGAGCGTTTACAAAAGCGTGGCATTAGATTTGATGAATCATACGGTGCATCTATTAGAACAGATGACGACAACCCTCTTGCTGGGTTCACCTTGAAGCAACGCAATCGCAATAAAAATGCAGGCGATGTATTGAACATAGGTTCAGGCACTAGATGTAAACACTGTGGTATGCTTTACTTTTGTTGGGTTGATAAGTGCAGGACATGTGGCAAACAGATGGAATACAACTTAGCAACTAGAGAGTGATGAGCGACAAGGTTAATTCATAAGCCTTTCATCGTTGACTTGAGGGGAGCAGATATGCCAGTAGTATTTTCACCCGGAGAGCCTGAAACTCGCCCTCTTGACCCTGACGCAATAGTATACACCACTGCTCAAAAAGTAGCAGATTTACTAGGCATCGGCCCTAGTGAAGCAGTATTGATGTCTGCTAATGCAGAAGCAAATGCAGTGTTTGTAACAGGTGGAGATTATAGAAACATTGGCTTTTCAGTTGGAGATACAATACTTATTTACAGTGACGCTGACCCAATGGGTCAAGAACACGCCATCACAGCAATCACAACATCTGCAAGCGGTGTCAAATTAGCATTTTCAGCATCTATAAATCCGGGTCTTTACGAGACAGCAGACAATGCTTATGTCCAAAACCAAGCATCATTTACCAATGGAAAAAGCCGTGGTATGACACGCTCTACAGTTGAAACGAGAATCAAAGAAGTTCAAGACCGCATTGATAACTATACTCACAATGCTTGGAGACCGTATTTGGTAGCGGCTGAATACCTAAACTTTGATACATACAAACCATACAGAAGAAGATACTTCACTGATTATGTAGGAACAACACCTCTTTTGTTTAGAAATGTTCAACAGATGTTGAGAATAGAAATGTGGCAAGGTGAAGACTATAAGGAGATATGCGGAGCAGAGGCTCGCATAAATATAAGTGACCACAATGAAGCATCTTCTTTTACTATTTTTATGTCACCCGGTGGAGGGGGCTTCGCTAAGTTAGCACAAGGTACAGGTACGCAACAATGGAATGCTGCCTTTAACAAGGTTACTACTGCCCAAAACATTGCTGATTTAATTAACAAAGAAGACAGGGTTAATCGAGGTAATGTATCTTTTACTACCAACACAGATAGTCCGAGTGGCACAACTTATACTCAACCTGACGGTTCTTCTTCAACTGGAGTTACATCAGTGAATCTTCACAACGAATTCTTTGCATCTGCCAATGCAGATTATGGTAATGGCAATATCAAGATAACTAGTATGCAACAAGCAAAGGGTGGTGAACAGGCCACCATTGTACTTTACGATAGTGATAAAGAAGACTCAGCAATGTCTCTTTCTCAAGTAAGTACAGTTACTGCTACTATGCAACATTCTGGTGCTGTGTTTGCAGTAGCGGGTGAGACAGAGTTTGCTGATTATGGAGTCGCTATAGCAAGGAAAGTTGGTTCAACCGATGTAAGCGTTTTTGGCTATACAGGTAAAACATTTGGTCTCAACGCTACTGGACTGACAGGCGTTGTTAAACTCGATGGCGAAGCGATAACTGATGATGTAGATTACACAGTCACTCAAAGTAAATTCAAATTAGATTTGCAGGGAGGCTCGTCTAGTGGTGACCAAGCAAGGCTGCGTGATTGGTGGATTGACTATGAGATGGGTATAGTTTACTTCAATAATTCATATCCTTTCTTTGAACACAACTCTGTCAAGGTATCTTACATCTATGGTGAAAGGTATCTTGAAAAGGCCATAGAGGAGGCTGCTACAAAGATGGTAGCGGCTGATTTGTTATTATCAGACGACCGCAGCGTTCTGATACCAGAGGGTTCACAAAATGTTGACTTAGGTTCTAAGATTCAACTGTTTAGAAAAGAAGCAGAAGAACTGTTGGCTCGCTACAAAGAAGTGGTGGTGTTCTCTTAATGGTTGCTACATTCAAAGAGCCGTTGGAGACTGTTATTGATATATTGACAGCCAATCACGACTCGGGCACTGGTGCGGGTTGGAATAGAGCCAACACTGATAATGTGAAACCAGTCATCGTAGACATCGCTAATGAAACACCTGAGAGAGGTAAGCGTATTGATTTACAAAGGCATGATTACATCCTTTGTTATGAAACTGCACAGAATGAAGAAGTTCCTGACCTAATGTATAACTTTGTAACCACACGCTATAACATTACAATAGATATGAGAACAGCAAGGGGTAGGTCCAGACTAAGAAAAATGGAGAATGAAATGAGGAGAGTAATACATGTCAACCGTAAAGGAGACGGTGCTAACTTTGACAGAATGATTCTCAAGACCCGTACAGACTTATCTGATAGAACTAAAAAGTTATTTAGACATACCTTTCAAGTGGAGGTAGTAATACTAGCGGAGTCGATACCATGAGTTTTGGTGCACATTACAAAGGAGATGTCTCTGAAATTGTTATGGGTCATGAAACTAGTTTATTGATAGAGCACAACGAACCTCGAACATGGACAGCGACAACCACTGAATCTGCGCCAGACTATACTGAAATACAGTTCAAAGGAACTACTAATATTGGAAATGACAGTAGCATATTTGAAAGGCAGAAGCCTATATTGAAAGTCCCTTTGGGTATGTTGATAGGTCAAAAAATGACATTTCATTCTACTGCTTCTGGACAAAATAATTTTTCTTCTTATTACTATACTGATTTGAAAAGTAGACTTTATACAATCATAGACCATACAATTGATAGCGATTCAACCAAGATAAAAATAGTCCCTGCTCTCAATCCGACACAAGCCAGCATCGACAGCGCTACTGGTGATTCTATTCTCATTCATTCGCATGGTTTACCTACAGTGCAGGGCGATGCAAATAGCGCTATGAATTCAGCAGCAGCGTCATCAAAAGAAGTTAGTTTGATTGACGGTTTTATTGGCCTTGCTTCTTTTATGACATTGCCTGACACTAAAGTGGATTTGCACAGTTATCATGTAGTGGGCTTGGGAAGGCAAGTTGCTGTTCAGCAAACAGGAAAAGTCCATCACATGGGCGGCTCTATAGAAATGCCGCTGCACAGTCCAAAGTGGCTATTCTATAGTTTGGGGAGAGAAGTTGTTGACCAAACTTCGTGCGGCACTGCAAGCGCAGGCTCCGCAGTAAACCCTGCCGCTAACATACACCCGGGTCAAGGCTATGTTGATGTTAGCACGCTGACTATTAATGGAGCAACTGCGACTGTAGGTGATTACTTACTTATCAAAGATACGACCTTAGTTCCTACAACTACATACAAAACTCCTGATTCAGGGGCGAGCAGTAACATTTACTGGCCTCCCGCACAAGGTGCTGGTTTGTCTTCTGATGCTCATCATTTTGAATGGGCAGAGAGCAGTGAATGTAGAAGAATATCTGCAATTGAAAGTTTGGCTAGTGGACACAGACTTTATGTTGATGGCGGCTGGCAGTTTGAACACACAACTAGCGACAGCATAGAATTGAGAAAATATGCTGACGGTAGTGCTGATGGTAACTTTGGTAGTCCACATGTGGAAACTACTCGTAAAATTACCAACCCTGTAAGGCGACTTTTGTTTTCAGGAGAAACAGTTCCTAGTTTTTCATTAGAACATAGCGTAAGAACAAGGGACTTAGGTTCATTTAACGCAGACGGAGAAACTACAGTAGCACCCGGCTCGGCTGGCGATACTAAGCAATTGACAAGGATATTCAAAGGCTGTAAAATAGTTGAATACGAATTGTCAAGCACAGTGGATGCTGAACTAAAATATCGTGCGGTGTTTGATGCCATGTCATGCTTTACAGACACTGGTCGCCTTGAAAGTGCGAATAAGGGTGACAGATATACTGCACATAGAATGTTTCAAAACACTGCTAATACTCTCAAAGGTAAGAAAGCGTCAGGTATAGCGAAGGGTTCAGAGAAACCGTTTATGTTTTACAACGGGACTATAACTGCCTTCGACCAGAATTTAGGATTCATAAGTGCATTTGAACTCAAAGGTAAGACTGGTGTAGAAGTCTTTCACACTATACAAAGTAATCCGGTCGCAGAGACTGTAAATTCTGATAACATAAGCACTAAACAAGTGCCTTACGGAGGAACTAGAAATGCTTCAATTATTCGTGAAGGTAAAGAAAACTTCGATATGGAAGTAACTATTGCCTTACAAGATGCTGCGTTATATCATGAACTCAGAACTCACATACAGCATGGAGGGACAGCAGGTGCTACTGGTGGCACAATTATGCTACATTTCACTAAACCTGTTACAACTGGCGCTGGCTCTAGCACACCAAGTATTAGGATAATTGCAGACGATTACTTCATAACTGACTTAGCAATACCTGTACCTGATGACAAGGGTTTGCTGTTCACAACCATGCACATTAAGCCCCAAAATGTAAAAGTAATCAGTGAGGACACGATTTATCATTGTTGAGGATTTGTTATGCCGTTAAGAAACTGGAGGTCTCTAAACCCGTTTGGTAAAGCAATAATCATCGAAGAAGAAGAAGAAGAGGGAGGAGACTACCTTTTCGACCCCGAAGCAGGGCGAGCCAGTGATGACCCATTCGCTCACCTAAAACGGGAGGATAGCCCCTCGCAAGAGGCACTATCCGATGAGGAAGTGAGTAAGTATGTCGCAGGAGAACAAGAATAAGATAGAAATAGATGGTAAACCAATAGAAGTAAGTAAGCGGCGATTGACCTTCTATCATATACAAAAGGTAGCGCCTCTTATGGCTCATGGAACCTTAGATTTTTCAGATTACTGGCGACATGCTTTTAGCAATTGGTTAAATTATAAAGACGCTGATGGGCGTTCTATAGAAATTGATACTGAAAGCCTAACACCAGAAGACGGTAAAAGATTGACAGAACTTTTACCGGACCCTAACCAAGTGATAGAATGGTTAGTTTTTCGGCCAGCGAAGTCGGTCAAATCAAATACTTCATCAATGGGAGACCAGTGAATGACAGGCTTCGCTATCAAAAACAAGCAATGGAATATTTATTGATGACACATTACAACATGACACTAAAGGAAGTGAGAGATTTGAATATTAGCGATGCAAAGCAACTTCTTTATTGGGCACAGGCTATGCAAGGTGAAGAACAGGCGGCTGAAAACGCAGTTTATTTGGGCTATGACATACTGGCTAGAATGGAGGAAGACGAATGGTAGATGAAAACATTGACCCAAGAACTGTAGAATCTATGAAGAAGTTCAGCGATTACAGCAAAGAGGCCAAAGAAAATATGCAATCTTTGCAGCAACAAATGGACAAGTTTACTAAATCTATGGCTATGACTAAAAGCAACACGATGGACTTGACCACTGCTCTGAAAGATATGAGCGCTGCTCAACCAATGCAACAAGCAGTTGGTGAAGGAGGGGTAGCAGTTGGCGGAGGCGGTGTCAATCAAGAAACAAATGTCACAGTCAACCTAAAGATAGATGTTAGCGGGGTCACTGATAAGACTGACAAAAAGGCACTTGCTAAAGAGATAAGTGCAATGGTCACTAAAGAACTCAAATCAAAGATTGGCGGCTCATTGACACAAAGCGGATTCAACAGGAGTGGCTGAGTTTGGTTGACGCAGGAGAGAGAATGCCTATTCGCCTTGTTCAAGAGAACGGTGAAACTATCTCTCTCGATGCTACTAGTGTTGACATTGTTGTTGAAAGGCAAGTAAGTAATTTTGGAATACCCTTCTTTGATGCTAAGAAATTAGGCATTGACTTGAACCAAGCATCTGTTTCTATAGAAGTTCAAGGTATTCTTGCAGATGAAACAGGACAAGAAGAATCTAAGAAGTCTCAAGCAATAATTGACTTTTACCAACCTCAGCAGTTGGTGATACCCTCAAAGCCCGGTGCAGGCAAGGGTGGAGGCACTAACAGTAAGTATTCTTCTGCATATAACACCAAAAGTAAAACTGGAGGTCAAAGCACATCTGGTTTAGGTCAAAGAGAAAAAGAGGGGTATAGCGGTGGAGGAGGAAGTAGTTTAGGAAGAATACCTATACAATTCAATCCGTTGGGTAATCCTACATTAGACAAGTGGCACGGTAAATACATTGATTTTCCTGTCGCTTATTGGGTTGAACAAAACCAAGCACTTGATAATCCAAACAAAACCAATCTTCAACTTTGGTTGAAAGGTGAGAATTACTCTGACGGCACTTGGACAGATTCTAGCGGCTTTGGAAGAAATGCTACTCAATCGACTGGTTCAAACAAGCCGTCAGTTAGAGAACACGGTATAAATGGACAGACTGGTGTTTTCTTTGATGGTAGTAATGACAGTTTGGAAATAGCATTTGCATCTGATTTGAACACTACAGAGTTCACTATATTTGTAGTAGCAAGACCTACCAATACAGGTGATAAACCTATTCTCGATTCTGCCACAAATGGTTACGGCTTATCTTTAAATGCCCAAGCCCCACCTACTAATTCACAACTCACTGCTCATTGGGTCGATGCGGGTGGTGCTGACAGCAAAGCGTCTCCTACTGGCTCCGGTGGAATTGGACTAGTCCGATTCAACGCTGCTATACTTGCATACACTATGGAGGACACTGATTCTAATAATACATCTGACACAGTAAATCTATACTTCAATGGAAAAAAGGTGGCTACAGAAACCTCTGGAGTCGATTACACACCTGCTGGAAGCGGTGCTTTGAGAATAGGTTATGACGGCTCTAATTATTTCATGGGAGATATATATGAAG